TAAATCAACACCAGTATCTTTTGTAAACTGCTCGTACATCTTTAGCTTATCTGCGTTACCCTTGCCAGTAGCATTCTTCTTTATCTGACCTGGTACTATAGACTTGAATCTTTTATTGAGTATATAAAGTTTATGTTTGAGAGCACCCATATTCTCTGCTAGGTTGAATACAAGTCCTTTACTACCAAATGAGTATCCTTCTATAAAAATATTACCAATAGCAGTATCAATAACAGAAAGCGCCCACTCGGAAATCTGATCGTGTCGTTGTTGTTCGGAGGTATAGGGTAGATGTAATCTGCCATTTATTTTACCATTACAATAATTGCCTTCATATTTTTTCACATTGGTAAGATAGTATATCTTACAGTTATCTAATTTAAACTCACCTCTACATACACATATAGCAGGACTGCTTAAACTGTAATCAATTCCAATTGTCTTGTTCTTCTTCATTTTCAAATATCGCATCCTCTTCTTCAATAGAAGTATCAGCACCACAGAAAGGACAAGTAGTAGGTTCAGCGTCTTCGTCTGACCATTTTACCCAATAAGATACATCACAATTGTTGCAACTTATTTGTACTTTGTTTGTGTTCTCGTCTTCAGCCATTTATATCCACTTTATTATTTCTTCTGGTTCTGGTTTCTTATCGTCTTTCTTTTCAAGTTCGGTCATACTTTCTCTACGATATTGTTTTGCTTTACCTATACTACCTAACAATAGAACAGGATATTTTACCCAAGGTAAATCTGCCCATGTATTTTTAGGATTTTTTGCAAAAAAGGGTTGATACGGAAAACATCCTATTGTAGATGTATTTAGACCTTTCTCTAATGCAAAGGCTGATAAATTAGCCATCCACATTCCTATTTCTACGGTTGTAGTTCTCATCATTGAGTCTATCTCATGTTCGTGCATTTGTTCGTAGTAGTCACCTTCCTGTATGCTCTTTCTGTAAAAATCATTTGCCTCACATAATCTTTGTGTAAACACTAATAGGTAAGGTGCTGTACTTAAATGATCAAAGTATTTGTTGTATCCTTCTTCTTTGTGATCTTCAATATTATGCTCATTTATTTCTTTTTTATTCTGTTGACTTTTCTTCCATATAGAGTGTTTTTCTTTTACCTTATCAGGACCTAATACATTACAATGGTACGGCATAAAATTGTTTTTAGATGGTGTAACTTTCCATGCTTTCCATAATAAGTCTTCAATCAATTGTTTTTCAGGTATGTCCTCTGTATCGTAGGCCATAACATGTTGTCTTTTATTCAACAAATGTAAAATTGGTGGTTGATTCATTATAGTTTAAATGTTTTAAATTGATCTTTCTTAACATCTTGTTTAAGCCCACCAATAACATAACTTTCTATTTCAGTTTCTTGTGGTGCGTTTTGTAGTGAGTGACTATTAAACCAATGTTGTGTCCAAGGTAATGGATTGTTTGCACTTGATTGTTCATATTTTTGCTCTAATCCTATTACTCTCATTCTTCTATTTGCTATATATTCAACATATTGATGTAGTAATTTTTCTGATAGTCCTATCATAGAACCTTTTTGAAATAGATAAGTTGCCCAATCTTTCTCTTGTTGTACTGCGTCATCATATATTTTATAGCATTCTTTTTGTGTATCTTTAATAACTTTATTCATTACCTTATCATTCTCTTTTGTAAGATATGCTTTGATAATCTGTTGACTCATTGCAAGGTGTTGACTTTCATCTCTAGCAATAAGAGATAATATCTTAGCACTACCTTCCATAAGTTTTAATTCACCAAATGCAAACGAGCAAGCAAATGATACGTAGAATCTTAAACCTTCTAATACGTTTACAGTTACTAACGCAAGCCATAATGCTTTCTTTAGTTCGTAAATGTCAACTGATTTAGGATCATTATGCCATTTATAACCTAATGCAATTAGTTTGTCGTATGCTTCTGTAACTGCTTTTGATCTTTCTTCAATCTTCTTATCTTCAATAATAGTATCAAATACATCACTTGGTTGTGAGTATAAGTTTTTAATTATGTATGTATAACTTCTACTATGAATTGTTTCCATAAAGTCCCATGCTACTATGGCACCTTCTAATTCAGGATTAGTTACGAAAGGTAGAAATGCAAGGCATGGTCCTCTACCTTGTACACTATCTAACATTGTTTGATACTTTAGATTAGATGTGAATATAAACTTTTGTGATTCAGACAGTTGAGCATAGTCGTTTCTATCTTTCTGTAAAGATACTTCTTCAGGTCTCCAGAAGAAACCTAATTGTTGTTGAGCTAATTTATCAAATATAGGATACTTAAATGTATCATACCTTTGTACAGCAAGGTCTTCGCCAAAAAACAATGGTTGTTTTGTAGCGTCTAAATTTTGTTTCTTATTAAATACTGTCTTCATTTATATTGTACACGAGTCACAATTCTCGTCCTCTTCTTTTGGTTTATCTTCAGGCACATTATCGTGGAACCCAATCGGATGAGTAGGTTCGTCTTCGTCTTTCTTACTATCATATGTGTTTTGATAATAAGAAGTCTTCCAACCTAATTTATATGTTGTCAATAAATCTTGTGCCATTACTGATACAGGCACTTGACCTTCAGTATAGTTTTCAGGATTATATGACCAATTGCCTGATATGGCCTGGTCAAAATACTTTTGCATTACTGCAACGATATTTATATATCCTTCGTTCCCTTTCATGTCCCAAAGTAAAGTATAGAAGTTCTTTAGTTTAGAATATTCAGGTACTATTTGTTTTAATGGGCCTTTTTTAGACTTTTTAACAGACAAATAATCTCTAGGTGGTTCAATACCATTTGTCGCATTTGAAACTACACTAGAAGATTCACTAGGCATTTGTGCTGACAATGTACTATGTCTTAAACCATGTTCTTTTATTTCTTTTCTTAAATGTTCCCAATCGTAAGTAAATTCTCTTTTAACTAACTCGTCAACATCTTTCTTATATGTATCAATAGGTAATATGCCATCTGCATATTTTGTAGATTTAAATGCTGAACAAGGACCTTTTTCTTTTGCAAGGTCTAAACTAGCATGTAATAGATAATATTGAAATGCTTCTGTTAGTTTATCAACTTGTCGCCATGCAAGTTTCTGATCGTATTTGTAACCTTTCTTTGCAAGGTAATGAGCAAGACCAATGTAACCAATACCTAAACTTCTACGTGCCTTTGTAGATTTTTCAGCAGCGTCAATAGGATACTTTTGATGATCTATTATTTCATCTAAAGCTCTTACTGCTAAATCACACAATGGTTGTAGTTCATCACGTTTGTTTATTTTACCCACATTGATGGCAGATAAGATACATAAAGCAATCTCACCTTCACCATCAATATGTTGTATTGGAGTGGTTGGTAAAGTTATTTCCTGACATAGATTTGACATGTAAACTCTATCTTTGAAGGATGAGTGAGTATTACAATGGTCAATATTCATAATATAGATACGGCCTGTTTCAGCACGTTCTTTCAATATATCAAAAAATAATTCTTGTGCGTTTATCTTTGTTTTAGATACGCTAGTTTTTCTTTCTGCTTTGATATATAAATCATCAAAGTCAGGTGTACCCCATGCGTCATATAACTCTGGTACTTCATGTGGTGAAAACAAAGTTATATCTTCGCTGTTAATAAACCTTTCATAAAATAGTTTAGATAGTTGTATTGAGTAGTCTAGTTTTCTAACTCTATTATCTTCACTACCTTTATTGTTTTTAAGAACAATAATGTCACCTATTTCTTGGTGCCAAATTGGGAAGTGTACTGTTGCTGATCCGCCTCGTACTCCGTTTTGAGTACAGCACTTAACAGTTGCCTCAAATTTTTTGAGAAAAGGTATAACACCCGTATGTTGTACCTCACCGCCTCTAATACGTGAGTTGATACCTCGGATTCTTCCTGCGTTAATTCCGATGCCAGCCCTTTGGGCAACATAACGGCCAACAGCCATGTCGCTACTAAAGATACTAGGTAAAGTATCGTCAATGTCAACAAGGACACAAGAAGCATACTGCTTAAGAGGGGTACGGACACCAGCCATAACAGGCGTTGGGATATTAATTTTAAAAGTTGATATAGCGTCATAATATTTTTTAACATATGACATTCTCCTTTCTTTTGGATATTTTGCAAATAGTGTAGCTGCAATCATCATGTACATAAACTGTGGTGTTTCATATACCACGTTTGTACTTCTATCTTGTACAAGATACTTATCTATTACTTGTCTTAAACCTGCATAGGTAAAGTCATAATCTCTATTGTGATTTAACCAGTTCTCCATTCTATCAAAATCTTTTCTT